ATGAAAATATTTCTGATATCAGATAACCATTTTGATGCGCTGGATTACATGCATCATGTTTTTCCGCGCCCGGAATTCAAAGATAACGACGATATGAATAAACAAATGATTCAACGCTGGAACTCTGTTGTTTCAGATGATGATCTTGTTATCAGTATTGGTGACTTCTGTTATACTGATCCCAGACCATGGTTGGACAAACTAAATGGTAATAAAATAATGATCCGCGGAAGTCACGATGATTGGTGTGAAGGATATGCCGGGGATTATCATATGATCCTCGAATACTACGGAATAAGGTTTCTTATTATTCACGATCCGGAAGATTGGAAACATTATCCAAAAAATTGTCGTAACTGGACAGATTGGGTAATTCATGGACACCATCACTGGAGGAAGGAATTCCCGCATATCAATGGTAGGATGAAGAGGATCAACGTTGCCTGTGAGCTGGTGGATTACACTCCTGTTGCAATAGACGATATTGTTACTATGAAGAATCTTGAATCTGTTGAAATGATGACAAGAAACCCTGTAACATGAATCAATACGGATGCTATAATGAAGATTTGATATGGTCTAGGTTATGAGATGTCTCGTTCTCCATATCGTACACAGAAAGTAATGGATAAAATATCGAAAATACTCCAAACCTACCATGATGAACAATCAATTTTTTATAAAGTAAACTGGGAAATTGTAACCACCAGCCATGATATTTGTAATAGACGTGGAAGAATAGGACACCGAATACGTCAACACATCAGACGACACTTATGGAGGGTTGCTAAACATAGATACCCGGTCCTCAAAAAATATGTTATAATTGGAGAGATCCATGGGGATAGCCGGTTTAGAATCATCCAGCCAATCAAAGGCATCAGAATCCGCCTAACATTAACACTAAAACAGTTTACCGTTGTTTCCATTCTGCTCATGCTGCTGGGATTATTGCCCCACTATTTCACTTTGTACAACTATCTATCGACATTCCAGTTTGCTTTTGAAATCGGTGTTGTGTGTTTCTTCCTTGCGTATTTCCTCTATGCGGTAAAATGTTGGGGAGCGAAAAGCAAGATTTGTGCTGTTCTTATGATTGCAATACCCTTGCTCGCATACTCCTTGGCAACATCAAACATCCAAAATTCAATCACAAATATTTTCCTCTCTCTCTTTATCCAGTTCTGTATCTATGCAATCATCTCGGCAATTTTATTACACATATGTAATATCGTTAGAAAGGGAATCGAGAGATACGCATTCAAAAGATCTAGAGAGTCCCATAGATATTTCAGCCCAAAATTATCTTACTCGGTCATTGGATTGATCGTTGTTTCACTTCTGGTAGTGAATCTCGGAGGAGTTACGATGTTCTCCAATAATGCAGCAACGATCAGCAAATCGCTCCAGATTATAAATTTCCCCAGTTATACAATGCCAAGCACAGGTACAAACCCCTCTTCAGCGGATTCACAAAATTCCATTGTTATTCCGACAATTCAACCGGAAGTTGTGAGCACTATTGAGACTGCGGTAGGCAATTCTCAGCCGGTAATTGATATTCCAACTTTAGAAAGTCAAATCCATAGCCTGATTAACCAGCAACGGACCGAAAATGGCCTTTCAGATCTGAGTTATGACACAGCTCTTGCAGATATCGCAAGAAAACACAGTGCAGATATGGCACAGACCAATTATTTCTCTCATTACACTCCTCAGGGTCTTAGTCCAACGGACCGGGGAAATCAGGCAGGATATTCCTGTTACAAAAACTATGGATCTTACTACACATCCGGAATAGCAGAGAATATCATGCAGAATAATCTCTACACTTCGGTTACCTATTATGATGGAGTACCCAGCTATGCCTGGAATTCTCAGGATGCTCTTGCTCAATCAACGGTTATTGGTTGGATGAATAGTCCCGGCCATCGGCAGAATATTCTGACATCCACCTATGAGCGAGAAGGTATTGGTGTGGCAATAGCTTCAGACGACAAAGTGTACATCACTGAGGATTTTTGTTAAAAGTTTCAAAGGTTTTGGAAGGAGATTGCGTTCGGTTCCACAAGATACGATGAGATAACAAATTCGTAGATGGTGTATTTTCCTTTCATCGTTTCTTCCGATTTATATCTCGGTAGAATGAAATAAAAGTTCATTGTCTCAGTGCCGCTCCTATAGGTCAGACTTTCCTTTATATCGGTTTCTGCGTCGCATTATGTAATGGCAGACGAAAGCGCCATTTTTGACAGCCCAATTACCCGTTTCAGAGCAATCGAAGCGGGAAAACCGGATGCGACCGGCCTCGTAATTGACGTACATGTCATAGCGCCAGGTCACGGCTCGTCCGGATACTATTCAGAGCAGGTCCTCAAGCAAGCCTGCGTAGCTGGCGTGTATCCGAAAGGGATGCACATGCATTGGGACCATCCCACAGCAACCGCTGAGTCCGAGCAACCTGCCCGGAGTCTCAAGGATCTTGTCGGGATCCTCATGGATACTGGCAGGTATGACGCGAACGGCTGGGACGGTCCCGGCGTCTACGCCAGAGCGAAGATCTTCCCGGAATGGGTGGATTCGATCAAGGCGATGGATGGCCACATCGGGATCTCACACTACGTCACCGGTGTTTCTGAAGATGGCGCAGATCCAAGCGGCAAGAAGTGCCGGGTCATCAGGGAGCTGCTGCCCGACCAGCTCAACACTGTCGATTTTGTTACCGTCCCAGGTGCCGGGGGACATTATCGCACGCTGTTCTCGGAGATGAAGGTCGGCCTGACCGGGAATAGTAAGGAGAACCACATGGGAGACAACCAGGAGTCACTGACCCTTTCGGAGATCCGCACGAAGCACCCGGAAGTGGTATCTGAGCTGAAACGACAGCTCAGCGAAGAGCTGAAGACCGACATGATCGCCCGCGACCACTCCGCAAAACTGGAAGAGGCTGCCGGGAAGATCAAGACCCTCGAGACGGAACTCGGTACTCTACGCGGCAAGGTCGCAGAGACCGGCGCCCGTGAGATCATCACCAAGGCACTGACCGAAGCGAAGATTCCAGAGGCCTCTGGCAAAGTCCTCGCAGAATCGTTGATGAAACAGGTCCCGCTCCGTGAAGGTACGAGCGAGATCGATACCGCAGAACTCGGCAGACGGGTAGCAGAGGCCGTCAAGGCCAAGACCGAAGAACTTGCGGCGGTGCTCAAAGAAGCCGGCCAGTCCGGTGTCCACGACAACGGTCACACGGCGGGTGATGGCAGCCCGGCGGAGACAAAGAAAGCCCGCGAGAGCTACCGCGACACCCTCCTGAGTACCGGTGCATGCCAGACCAGAGAACAGGCCAACAGGATGGCCGGGATTGAGGGATAACCATGTTGAACCAGGAATTTGAAGGAAGCACCCGTGCACTGCCGGTCACGTATCCGGCCTCACCGCTACCGGGACAGATGTGCCGTATCGGCGCCGGGATATGCGGAGTCGCAGCAACGAAACCGGATGTGAATGGCCTGACCGTTGTCGAGTTCTCCGAGGACAAATCATTCGACCTCAGCGTTACCGCGGACAGCGGACCGATCAATGTCGGCGACGGGCTCTGGTTCCACGATGCGATCGGGATCAACAACACGCCGTCCGGCGGTCTGTTCTGCGGGACGGCGATCGATCCTATTGCGTCCGGTACCGCGACCATCCGCGTCAAGTTACGCGGCACAGGGTCGACATACGTGAGCACTATCCTCCAGCAGCAGGCATTCGCGATCTCAGCCGCGACAACGTTCTTTGTCGGGAAGGCACCCGGGAAGGGAACCGCTGCTGCAGTGTCAATCGTCACTGACACGGTCATTCCGCAGAGCGCTACTGCCTACTGGACGATCTCGCTGATCGACAAAGGAGCGGCCGGCACCGGAACCACCGTGATCGCGACCGTGACCACGCAGACAACCAGTGGCGTAGCGTTGGCTGCGTTTGTCGAACAGGCACTCGCCATCGGAAGTACCCCGGCCATCGCAGCCAACGACATCCTCGTCCTCACGCTGACCCCGACCGGCACACCGCCAGCGATCGGGAAGCTGATGGCAATCCTCAAGGTGCAGTGATCATGTCTGACTCTAAATTCAAGGAAGTCTTCGGGTCCATGGGTCCGAAGGCGATAACGAAAGAGTACCTGAACTCTGCCGAAGGCCTCATCAAACGGCGCCGGGTGTATGAACTCCTGCAGACCGTGGAAGGCAGCAAGTCGTTCAGGAAGCTCTGCGAAGCAATCACCACGTCGGACTTCTCGTATCTTTTGACCGCGGACATGAACGCCAGGCTGCTCGATGCCTGGGGCCGGCAGCCGGTCTCCTATCCGAACTGGACCCGGTCGTTCAAGACCAACGACTTCAAGCTCAATCCGCTGCCGCTCCTGGACTTCCCGAAACGGACCCTCCAGCAGATCGATGAGACCTCAGGTCTCCCGCGGACATCGGTCGGGGAAGGGAACTTCTCGATCCAGACCGTGACCTATGCGGACTCGATCGCACTGAGCAGGCAGACCATCATCAACGACGCGCTCGGCGCGTTCAACCGGCTCCCGGCCGGGTTCGGCGAAGCTGCCCGGATGACCGCTGAACAGCTCGCGACTTCGATGATCTGTGATGCCAACGGCCCTCACGCCGCTCTGTTCAACACTGCGAACAACAACCTTCTGACGGTTGACCTCACGTATGACGGCGTCAGGCAGGCTTGGACAGCGCTGCAGGAGCAGACCGATGTCTATGGGTTGCCGATCAACCTGGCGCCAAAAGGTATTCTCGTGCCGAAACAGCTCGAGCTCAAGGCCCGGGAGATTGTCAAAGCCGTCAATATCGAACGATATGACCTTGCCACTGAGGTAGGATACAAGACCATCGGCCAGAACCAATTCGCGGGTCTCGAAGTCTCTGTCGACCCATGGATCACCGCGATCTCGGTCAACAACCCTCAGGCCGCCAAACAGTGGTATATGTACTCAGACCCGAACGTCGGCCGGCCTGCAATCGGGTTCTCCACGCTGTACAGCAACCCCGACCCCATGATCTTCATGAGAGTCCCCGATGCACAGACCATCGGTGGGGGTCTCGACCCATATTCCTTCGAGTATGATTCATTCGAGTACAAGGTCCGCTGGGATATCGGCGCATCGCAGATCGACTTCCGTCCGATGGTTGCCAGCAAGCCAACCTCGTAACCATTTTTTTGAGGTAGTAACATGTCCGGTAACTACATTGTAACAGCATTCGCAAACTTCCCCGATTTTGTCGCGTACTGCCAGAACCAGCTTCCAGCCGGGAAACTGGTGACGTCCTACTACAGCCGGGAAGTCGGGTTCGTTGTCATCCAGAGCGTGTAACCGTGACGTGGTCCTATGATCCGGCAACGATCATCGGCCAAGTCCGGCTCAATTGCCAGGACACATCTCAGGTAAACGCGATCTTCTCTGACGAGGAGATTACCGCGTTCCTTGCGATGAACGACCAGAACGTCTTCCGTGCTGCAGCCGATGCCCTGGACATCATCGCGTCCAACCAGTCATATATCCTGAAAGTGTTCAGCGAGAACGGCACCAGCATCAACGGCCCGGCTGTTGCAGCGGATCTCCGGACACATGCCCGGACGCTTCGCGAGAAGGCGCAGAGCCATGTTGGCACCGTCAACACCGGTCTAGCAATAGTCGTTAACCCGGATACTCCGTACCTGCGCCGGAGAACTGGGCTATGAATCCGACCTCTGATCCATTTTCCGTGTTCGACTACCCCGGGCAGATCGTGCACGTCCCTTTCTCTGACGGGGTAACAAACCAATTGACCGGAATGTGGACTGCACCTGAGGCACCGGTCACGGCCACCCTGACCGGTGATTTGCAGGATCTTACATATCAGGATCTACAGAAGATGCCGGAAGGGGAGTACGCGATCGGCGATCGGAGGATTTTCACCGCTGCTGCACTCTGTACCGGTGATGTGCTTCAGGTCACTGAGGCGGATGGCTCTGTGTCAGAGTGGACGGTGAAGGCTCTTGAGAAGACGACGCATATCATGCCGAAATTCGGGTTGCCGTCCCGGAATGTGTATCTACTGAAACGACGGGGATGATTCAATTTCACCATTCGACCAACAGGTTTTTACCTTCCCTTTCTGAAATATAGTTAACTCCCAATCAATGGGGAGGATCGTTTTGACCGTCAATAACCGTCTACTCTATGTGGTGGAAGTCCTCCTAAAAGAGGCAAATCCTGACGGAGTCTATTTTGGAAAAACAACATTTTATAAGTTAATGTTCCTCCTTACGGAGCGATTATTAGCTCGCGGTATTGACATCAATCTTCCCTATAGTTGGTATCGATATGGTACGATGATCGAACGGCAGGAATTTTTCGAAGCAACAGGGATACCTTTGATCCATTATGCTCCTCATGAGGGAAGCACAATTCAGATTGAAACAATTTCTGACAGAGATTTACCCCTTCACGAAAGGCAGGTTATCGTTGAAGAAACAAGGAAATTACTTTCAGAGTTTCCCGAAAATGATTACCTGGAAAATCGTAACCGCGACCGGTATATTGATATTATCTATGAACGGGCACCCCTCCTCTTTCAAAAATTATACAGCCGTAACTTCCTCAAAGATATAAAAAATTTCAGGAATGTACCAAGAGTCATGACGTATGTCAAGCGGATAACCTTTGAGAAATATCTTGATGATCTTCTATCCGTTTATCCGGTTAAAGAGATGGAAGATTTGTATGATACATACCTGGAATGGGACGATACATTCAGGCTTGCACTTGATAATAATCCCTTCGTACTAGATCCACTTGCTACAGACTTCTGGAATATCTTCTGCCGGTTATTGAGAGCCAAGTATAATGGAAATATCTCAGAGGGTTTAATTCTGGACTGGACTACCCGTTTCCATGAAGAAGATTTACCTGACTATCAGCAGCGACTCGCGGCTGCAAGGAAAGAGCTTCTTGAGATGCATACAAAAACGACTCCCCCGGATAGTGATGTGGAAAGAATCACCGGTAAAATGATGAAATTATCTTATAATCTCGCTCTTGAAGAGAGAATTCCTTCGGGGCGATAAATCTGCCTTATTTTTTAGATAGCAGTGTGATCATCGGATACATTTTTCGCAGCGGGGATCACTGGGGATCTGCGGCAGAAAAAATTGTGCATGGTTCGGAGGAAATCCATTCCAGTACTTTTGTCATAAGGGAATGTTTTGGAACGGAAAATGGGGGTAAATATGGCACGATTAAAAGTAAAATCCTCAAAGAATTCCGGAGAGCAATAGCATTTCTCCGATTAAATCCATCTTCCAGTAACCTTCTGACAGAGGCACGTGCAAGAAGCTGGAGAATTTATGGAATACTCGATGATCTCGTGCAAGAATATCCGACTGACTCAAATCTCGTCCTCCAAAAACTGAGAAATTCCCAGATTCAATATGAAATCGATTGTAATAACCGAAGTGAAATAATCCAAAATGGCTCTTTAATACAATTGCACACACGAGATCAGCCATATACCAATATCTGGACATTACTTCGGCCGCATGTTAATGATGATGACGATCTTGAGGTCATACTGGACGCACACCATGTCGGTCATCAGATCCGTAATCTGGCTTTAGTCACCGGTGACTGGCATAATATCGCATCTCAGAAAACAATTATAATCTCGAATTCAAAAATTGCTGACATTTTGTTCCTTGGGCATTGCTGACGTAAAAAAAGCATATGCCACAATCACGAATACCATGTGATTGATCCATATGCAAAAATGCCACATCAATACTAATAATCGACCCATTTTTATTTTCGGATAGCGTACAGAGGTTATGCCTGCAAGCATCCCAGTTTGTCCAAGCCGGGGATTTTGTACTGCGGAATGTCCGATCCGTTCCACATGCACCAAGACCCGTATACCTCTTCTCATTCCAGCCATTGTCATCCACTACCGGACCGGCCGGATCTACCCGGACGAATACATCAACGAGCTCGCCCAGATCAAGCAGGAAAAGGTAGATCTCGCAGGCCACCGCGGTGTCCCCGATTCGCTGCGTGATTATCGCTCGAATGTGAAAATAGGAGCCATATAGGAGGGACACCGTGGTGGCCTCGCAGGAAAAGGCGTATTTTCGCTATAACCGACACGGGAAACCCTACCTGGTCCGCAGGGCCACGGTCGGAGGTAAACGGCAGGAACAGTGGCTCCCGCTCGACAAGATCGACCGCGAGACTCTTGAAACAGCCCTGCAGGTGAAGGGGGAGGTGGGGAATGAGATTGTTGATGTCCCCTGTATGAACCCGCGCTGCAAGAACACGGTTAGTATGACGAAGACGCAGTTGGAGGAGTTCTTCATCTCCTCGAAGAAACGCTACGACATGGTGATCTTCCCGTTCTGTACTACTGAGTGCCGGGACAAGATGCTAATCCAGCATGGAGGCCTGATCGATGGGTGATGTCGAAATCAGGGACATCACCTATCTTCCTGAGGGAAAACTTGATGAAGAAATCAACGCTGCTGCTCAGGTTGTCGGGAATTATCTACAGCAGAAGATCCTTGAGAAGATAACACAGCAGGATCCCAGTTGGCCGCCACTTGCCGCGTCAACAATCGCAGCAAAGGGATCCTCAAAAGCGTGGATCGATACCGGAGAGCTGGTAGGGCTTATCGCCGACCGTGGCCTGCGTATCCAGAATGGTCCACCGATTGAAATCGAGATCGGTATATTCGAGGACGAGAAAGGGTTCGTCGCTCAGTGCCTCGAGTATGGGACTATCCATATCCCGGAGCGGCCACTCTTCAGGCTGGTATTCGACACTGAGATAGACAACGCGGTCGCCCTGTTCACCAGTGAAATCAACAAGCGGTTGCCCTGACCTCTCTTTTTAACGCTCTGTAGCGTCGATTCCTGTATGGGGAGCGACGACCAGAATCGTGAATCCGTCATCTGCGATGGACATCAGGAACTGCGTGACATCGTAATCGAGACCCGGACGGATGTCAAACATATTCTGGAAGCCCTCAAGAAGGGTTCAGAGACGATGGAAAAGCAGGAAACCCGGATCGATGCTCTTGAGTCGGCAGAGGACCAGCGGAAAGGGTATGAAGCGGCTATCACAAAAATCGCAACAACGCGAGCCACCGTTGTCTCGGTCATCATTGGAGTGGCCACTCTGATTCTCACACTAGCTTATGTTGTCCTCGTGTGGAAAGGTGGCACCGGATGATTCCCGCTGATGTCGAGTCCGCTATTTTCCTCTCAATCCCGCAGTCTTTCACGTTCAATGGTAACACAATGGTAACAGCGGTCGAGAAAGCAGCTATTGCCCAGATCTCTGACCTTGTTACCAACAACGATATCGCGGTAACGATCTCCTACATCAACGAGAAAGAGGACGCTGAGCTTACGCCTCCGAATCACAAGATGGAGATAATCCAGAATGCCGACCTTTCGACATCGTACGAGATGGGCGGGTTTGAGACCTGCATGTTGTCGATGAACATCTACATCTCGAAACGGCTCCGGGTACCTCAACTGGACCTTGATGAGCTGATGAAGACGTACATGAGGGCTCTTGACTCCTGGTATTATTCGACCCTGCGTTCTGCCGTCGAACCTATAGGTCGATCTACCCGGGATCTCACGTTCCTGGAGAACGGGATCTTCCGGTATCATCTGGACGTGCTGGTTCGGTACAAGGTAAGCGCATTGGTCAATGTCGGAACGTTCGATACGGTGGAGTGGAATGCTACCATCATCCCGTAATTGTGATGGCCGGTTTCGTGAAAAGTGTCAATTATGTCCTATTAAAATAGTATCGATAACTTTAACGTTTAGATATTATATAACGTATTTCATGAAGGTTTGTCCAAATTGTAATTATGATAATTTTAATAATGTGGAAAACTGTGAAGGATGTGGACAACCGATAAGGAGCATAAGGCCAGAAACTTTTAATATCGTCGATTTTACCAAAAAAAATAGCGATTTATACGCAGTTATCGGAATTTTTCTCGCTTTGTTTGAGTATCTAATCAACAATTCAGACTCTACTGTTAGAGCAATATCATTATGTCCATTGTTTATATCGGCCTATTTACTATTTGCACTAATTTCCAAAGGAAACAATATTGTTCGATCACAGCATTATGAAGGCACAGATAATCAATATTTTAATGAAAATTCGTTCGAATTTTGGATTTTCTTAAGCATCAACGTTCTTTTTTTGATTGGGTTAGTTTGGAGTGCTGGTTCCCAATATACACTCTCGATCTGTTTACTAGGTGCAATCACAATTGCATTTGTTGCATTTGGTCGAAGAATTTCAAATATGAGAAGATTAGGTGATGCCGCGACACATGAGCGAAACCTCACGGCAATGTCAATATGGTTCAATTTAATAGGCATTTTCCTTCTTGAATTGGGATGGTTAGTATTTCAAATTTTATTGCCCTCCATCAAACACCCAACTGATCCCACAATATTTTATTTTTCATTAATAATTCCGCTGGCGATTTTATTTTTTGGTATCGGAACACTCCTTGCAAATATGTTTATTGGCGGGTGGATGATTTTGACAGATGCTCAAAGGATTATTGACACAAATATCCAATTTTCATGGGCATCACTTGAAAACGAGTTTGCCCAATATTTTCAAACTTTTGTGAGAGATAGGCGCATGATAATTTTTTTCGTTGTGATTGTATTACTTCTAGTGGCAGAAATTTTCTTAATTCCGATGTTCAGATCGTATTTCCCAATAAGTTAACTTGCGTTTGCGAAAACGAAATGAACGAATAAAAAGTACAATTCGAATTAAAATTTATTGAGATGAAAGATATGAACGAAACCGGAGAACAAGAAGATATCAAAGAAGAATTTGGTATCGTCGCGATGATTGATGCCCTTGGAGTTTCAAATTACAACGGCGAGGAAAGTATAAACTTTTTAAACATTTTCAAGTCCATAATTTCACAAAATAAAAAAATTTATGAATATTTGGAATCGCAAGAAAAAACTTATTTCGATTCAAATGCGATGGAAAATGTAAAAATATCCAAGTTTGGAGATTCTATAATTTGGGCATGGCCGATAGAAGATAAAAACAGCATAGTAAATTTAATAATAGTACATTCTGTCGCAATAGGTTTGAATGACATAATGCTACGCGGATTATTCAATAAAATTCCTCTCCGGGGAGTGATTTCTGTTGGAAAATATGTATGGGATAAAGAAGATGAGAGACTTATTGGTCGTGCTATTTCCGAAGCAACTAATTGGTATAATACCGTCGATTGGCTCGGGATTATTTTCACACCAAACGCAGATCTTTGGCTATCCCAACAAATCGAAAGAAATGAAAGTGATATTGAGAAAGCAGCAATTTTAAATGCCATTAACACTTTCATTTGTAAATATCAGGTTCCACTAAAGGATAATCACAATACTCAAAATAATTTTGAAAAATTATTCGTCGTAGGGTGGCCTGTAATTTTTCATAACACTAAAATCTACGATAAGGATAAATCTATCGCACCACTCAGCGCACAGCAAATTTTCTATAAGTTATTATTTGATATTCCAAAATCGGAAGGAACGGAATCAAAATATGAAAATACCAAGAAATTTTTCGAATGGTATGAAAATGAACAGAACAACAGAACCTAATGTTTAAATACGTTATAATAGGAAATTTTCTGTATGACTGACGGAAACTTGGAAACCATCGACCCGGTAGACGAGTTTGTGAATTATTGGAATAATAAAAGCGAAGAGTTTAAAATCACACCTATTTCTGCGTTTAAACGCCATGAATATTTGAAAACTTTCGATGATAATATGATATCCTTCGAAACATCGAACGGCATTGTTCGGCCTAGCAGAGGTTTCCAGAAAATTCCTGACCATCCTATGGGATTTAAATTTTTGTCCCCAGAAGCAATAACTGAAAAAAATTGCAAAAGTAAATATTCTGCAAAGGAAATTTTTCACAAATTGGATACGGTTAATACTACAGTGAATCTAGCAATTAATCAAGGTGAAGAGAAATACAAAGAAATGCAAAGGAAACATGAAGAAGAAATGCAAAAAAATAAAAAAGGGTTTTTCGATAATGCACAACTTTTTCTTTTAAACATTTTTGGAAAAGCGAAATAAGATACAGGTAAAAATTTCTCCGATTAAATTAAAAATATATAAATCTGTTTTCGTATTTCTTGATTACTTCTAATTGCACAAGCGTAACGAATAGCTCATGCCGCCACCAACCGTCAATTTATGTGCGTATTATTTCATAAAGACTGAATAGAATCAGGTTTCCAAACAATCATTCCCGACTTTTCTTAATAACGCCTCTTTTCAGATTCAACCTTCATGCCCGAGATAATGAAAGCCATCACCATCACGACCACGGTGCAGGCTGCTGCCCTGGCGGACCAGTGGGGTGTCCCGCTGGTTGTCGGGGAAAGCTCTGCAACCGCGAAGAACACGCTCAAATCGTTCGTCAACCTTGCCGCACTCGGAACGGAACACGGAACGACCAGCAACGTCTACAAGGCCGCCGCATCGATCTTCAACCAGGGCGTCGCAGAAGTTTACACCATTGCGATCCAGACAGCGACCCCCGGCAGCCCGACACCGGCCGAGATAAACACATCGATGAACGGAATTATCGATGCAGCAGTGCAGGCAGGTAACATTCAGGGGATGGTCCTCGCAGGCCTCACCGACACGAACTCCGTCACGCAGCTACAGACCAACGCAGACCGGGTCGGTGTGATCTGGGTGAGCTGCAATGCCATCGGTGAAACGGTCTCGACCATCACAACCAGAGCCGCTGCGCTCTCATCAGTCAACGGTTTCATGGTTGCTTACAAGGGCTCAGCGGGAGTGGACGATGTCGCTGCTGCAACCCTCGGCGCGATCATGGTTCTCCAGCCATGGGTCGCGCTCATGTGGAAGAACGTAGACTGCGACGTCAACGCGTACTTTGTCTCCTCGGATATAACCTCGCTCGAGGCCGGCAGGGTGAACGTGATCATGCCGAACGGTACCGCAAACATCCTCTCGAACGGTATGGCAACGAGCCCGACGGCGAACTTCATCGACATCACCCGTTGCCAGTACCTGGTCAGGTCCGAGATAGCGGCCAGTATCGCGGCCGGCAAGATGGCGTCCGAGACAGTACCCTATACCGCAATCGGAATTGCTACCGTCCGCGGCTGGATCATCACCCCGCTTGAGAACCTGATAACCGCAGGGGCGTTGGCGAGCTATTCGGTCACCTTGCCGGCCCTTGCAGCCATCCCGGAGACCGATCGTGCAGCACGGGTACTCCAGGGAGTTACCGTCACCTGCCAGCTCGCAGGCAACATCCAGACCTTCGCGCTGGACCTGGACATCTCGGTATGAGGAGGAAACCATGGGAATAAACGACATTTCAACGTATGACGTGACCCAGATTGCGGTCACGGTCAATGGTGTGGAGATCACCAATTATGTATCGTTCATCTACAAAGGCGACCAGTCCCCGGCCTCGCTCATCAAAGGGTCGACAGGTGTGGTGGGATACGAATACGGGGTGGCCGAGCCGACCTGGACCCTGAAAGTGCTGGACACCGAGCCGACGATGGCTGATATCTATGCACTGTGGGAGAACCAGACCACGTTCTCGGTAGTGGCTACGTTCCCGACAAAGACCATCACCTGCACCAACTGCCGGATCGCAACCATCGAAGCCGGGGAAGCAGCGGACAAAACCCCGCAGGTGACGATCAACGGGCTGGCCATGCAGATCCAGATGCAGCCGATGAATTCAGGTGCATGATGGCTGACGATGCAGTTGCCGAGGAAACCTTCACCGTGACGGTGAAGGGAGTGACCTACAAATGCGCCTGTGTGTCGGGATGCCGGCTGATGAATTCGATGGGAAAGGGAGAGAAATCCGGCGACATGTTCGTCGAGGTCATGCTCTACAGCATCATCGAGCCGAAGTTTACCAGAAAAGAACTCCAGAACCTTCCCCCGAACATATTCATCCCGCTGGGAACGGAGATCATGGCGCATCATGACTTCGGGATTCTGGGGCTCGGGCAACCGGATTTTTCAGGGACCTCAAAGACGATGTAGAGAACGAGATCCAGGTCTACCTGCTGGCCGAGCACCTGCACGTAGACGTTGATGAGGTCCGGTCGTGGACCTTTGAGAAACAGCTCCGGTGGTTCGTGGCGCTCGGGATCATCGCGGAACGCCGGGAGAAGGAGATGGACACCCAGAGGAAAGTGACGATGGCGAAGAACGATGGATCGAAAGGGTTCGTGCGGAACGGCGACACAGTGACGATGGTCGGTGACTGAGATGGCTACGGGCAGCATCAGGGATCTCTACATCGCTATTACCGTCGCGGACAAAGCCAGTGCGGTCATCACGAAACTGCAGGGGATGACCGACCAGTTCAAAACCAGTGCGTCGTCGTATACGAGCTCGGTCAGGACAAACTTTGCCGCTGCGTCGATGTACGCACAGCAGCACCGGGCGGTCCTCGGTCTTGTCGGCGGCGAGCTCATGGTTCTAGGGAACCTGACGAAGAACTACTACGCCCAGGGTATCCAGGAAGCCGGCACCTACGCGGACATGCACGATCAGCTCTACAAGCGGCTCGGTGCGAACACCGACACCTACCTCGCGCAGATGAAAGCGGCGACCGGCGGGACAATCTCCGATCTCGTGCTGATGACGCAGACCCAGAAAGCGCTCATGAACGGTCTGGACACCAGCAAGATGGCTCAGCTCGCCGAAATCGCCCGGGCTTCTGCCCGTGCCTCCGGGCAGGATCCCACTGAGGTATACCAGACGCTGATGCAGGGAATCTCTTCCGGGAAAATGGGTCAGGGTCAACTGGCAGACATGGGTCTCAACATCAAGATGACAGAGATCATGGACCGGTACGCCCTGTCGGTCGGAAAGACCGCGTCGACTCTTACCATCGCCGAACGGAGACAGGCCCTGATGAACGGGGTACTCAGTGCCGGCAGCATCCTGGTCAGCCAGACCGACATGAGGACGGACACGTACGCGGAGTCGATGGCGAAACTCAGCAACACACTCGAGGACGTCCAGAGGGTGCTGGCAGGGTCGATACTCCCGGAGGTTTTGCTCCTTGCCGGTGCCGTATCGTTCCTCGCGTCCGGCTTCCTCGCTCTTCCCGCTCCGGTACAGACCCTTATCGGGATTATGGGCGCGGCGTTCGTCATACTCTCGCTCGTGGGAGGAGCATTGTTGGTCCAGAGCTGGCTGCTTGGCGCCCTCGCCACTGAGCATGTGGGACTGGCCGAGGCCGTCGGGATAGCAACGACAGCGTACGGGAAGTTTCTCCTGAGCATCTTCGGGGCGACCGGTGCGGAAATCGCAGGTGCGTTTGCGACCGGCGGACTGACTGCCGGGATGTATGCGCTCGTGACGGCAACCGCTGCCTTCCTCGCCGAAATCGTACCGGTTGTCGTTGCAGTCGGTCTCCTCTACGTGGCGTTCCTGTACCTGTGGGATCTCTGGAACAAAGGCTGGGAAAACTCGGCTTTGTACAAAAACCTCCTCCAGATCAAGCAGATCCTCGACAATCTCGAGAAGAACCCGCTCATCCACGGACTCCTTTACCTGAGCCCTGCAGCACCGCTCGTAGCGGCGAACGATCTGTATAACTCCGGGATACCGCAGAAGCTGTTCAACACTAACCTGGGATGGAGTGGCTCTGCCGGCAGCCCCCAGATCACCGTGCATGTCCAGGCCATCGCAAACGCCCAGCCGCTGAGCAAGGACGAACATGCCGCTCTCGTTACCGCGGCAGTGAAGACCGGGATCGCACAGGGCCTCGGGGATAAGCAGACCAACGCGGTGATCGACAAGCGAATAACCTCAGATTTCATGGCGATGGGGTTCTGAAATGGTCGTCACTGAGCTGACGGATGAAACGGTCATGTTCCTCGGCCCTGCAGGAACCTCAGGGTCAACGGTGACCATGTTCAAAGCAATCACCGGCCAAGTCGTCGACAGGTCGAAGACCATCCCGACCCATAAGACCGAGGCCGGTTACCAGGTCTCCGATAACGTTTTACTGAACCCGGTAAAAATCACGCTCACGTTTTCCCTCCTCCATAATTGCACAGGACAAAACGAGGATACCGGCACCGACGAAATTATCACCATGGATGCCCTGGTGGCTGCCAACGATCTGCTCACGGTCTGCGTATCGGTCGGCGGATACCAGAACATGCTGATCCAGGATGTGAGTTACGACAAAACCACACCGACGATGAACACGGTGAAATGCACGGTCACGCTGGTGGAGGTGCGGACCTCAATCGCTGAGACCACAACAGTCACGCTGCCGACCCTTCCGGATGACAGTATCCCCGGGAACTCGACCGCGGTCTCTCCGGCTCCGGTAACCACGAGCGGCACTGCGGTAACCAACGATGGCGGACCATTGGGCTACATCACCGGGTTCCTCAATCTTGCATCGAACTCCTCGTCACAGGTTGGTCAATGATGACGACATCTGACATTTACGTCCTGCCGTTCAGTACGGCGCTCGGGTACCCGCAGCGGAACCGGTTCAGTATCAACAGCGTCAGCTACGATATCCTGTACCAGTGGAACACCGGCGCCGGCTTCGCGACCGCTACCATAACCCGGGTCACCGACGCTGCAGTATGCTATATCGGGAACCTCGTGCCGCAGTGGGGAGCGAACATCAAGGATCCTGTTACGCAGGCTCCTCTTTTCACGATCTGGGCGAACGCCATCGATGACACCAACGCTGAGGTCTGGGCCGCATGGGACTGACGCTGTTCGGCAGAAGTGTCGAGATGCAGATTGGCCAACGGGTCTTCACGCTCGATGCGTTCGATATCGAGTTCACCATCGACAACCAGGTGGGGAAGAGTGGCACTGACGTCCAGCCATCGGCACGGGCGGAGATATCGATCTGGAACCTCGCGGATGACAGCATCGCGCTGTTCGCCGTGCATGCCACCATCCAGATCCGGGCGGGATATGCCGGGGATCTCGATACGATCCTGCTCGGGACGATCAAATCCGCGACACCGGAACGTGACGGTGCCGATGTGAAACTGGCCATCCTTGCGACCGACAACCTCGCAAACCTCAACGCCAACATCCCCCTCACCCTCACCTTCCCCAAAGGGACATCGTTCATAACAATTGTCAGCGCGATCCTGGCCAAAAGCAACATCCCGATCGGCGTCCTCTCGGATCCGGGTGTGTCACTGCCTTCCGATTTCACGGTCGAGGGCCTGACCTCTGCCGATTGCATGGCGCAGGTTCTCCAGGAAGTCAACGGCCTTCGGGCAAAGAAGGGTCTGACCGGCCTGTGGCAGCTCTACACGGTCAATGGGCTCGCGTACTTCGTCGAACCCACCTACTTGGACGTCACCGTAGCTGTCCTGAGCGCTGCGACCGGGTTGCTCGAGATCACCCGGAACGAGAACGATAACCTGATCAGTACGCTGCCGGACGATGGTTCGGACGACAGTATTCCTCCCAGCGTCACGGGAGACAGTAATTCGGACTATGACTATACCCCGTCCATCACCTACACGCTGACGTGCCTGATGCAGAACAAGATCCAGATGGGTTCGGTCGTCAGCATTGAAAGCTCGACCTATACCGGTCTCGGGAAGGTCCTCAAGTATACGCATACCTGTTCAGCTGACGACTTTACTTCCAAAATCGAGGTTGTGCCGCTATGAGCAGTATTGCTGAGAAAGTCTCGCTTCTGGTCGATCAGCGGATCCTCCGGATCAACACGATCCTGATCGGGTCGATCACTGCCGTCACTAATCCGTTCCTTGTCGATGTCAGGCTCTCGCACCAGGTCGGCACCTCCAGCCCCCAGCTGCTGAACGTGCCGGTCCTTCACCCGCAGTTCGGAGGCTCATCGGTCGTGATCTGCCCTCAGGTTGGCGACATGGTTGTTGTCGGGATCACAAAGCACGAGCGGGACCCGCTGCTCTCAGGGAAGACGAACGTACAGGTTAACCCGTACCGGAACTTCTCGATCAACAACGCGGTCGTTCTCTCCGGGACGTTCACGTCTTCAGCTACTGCACCGTCGCTTGTTGCTGGCGAGATGTTGCTGCAACATACCTCCGGCTCGTTCATCAGGTTTCATAATGACGGCACTATTGAGATTCACAGCCCGGTCGGAGTGAACGTGACTTATCCATGAGCACACCGGTAGTTACTGAGGACGACACCTTCGCTCAGGCCTGTAAGGTTCATGCATTACTGGCACCGTGCGTCGGGGCGTATAGCGGTTCTGTACTGACGCCCGGCCAGAGCGGTTTCACGGTGAATGGGAAAAAGGTGGTTCTAGCCCAACAGGTTCACACGTATGGCTGCCCGGCCTGTTCCTCGAACCGGGTGATTGTGAACGTATCGGCGGTCCTGAAAGTCAATGGCATTTCAGTTGCCCTTGCCGGGGCGGTCACTGGGTTGCATGTAAACGGTTCTATCGGAGGAAACCTGGGACTCAAAGCGTGACACCTCCCGTTCAGCAAACTATCTTTATGGTTTAATGAGAATTTTATTTTAATGTCAAATCAATTAAAAACTTAGCCGTTCGATAAAGCAGATGGAAAGAGTACGTGATGATAGATACGACTTATTCAGATAAAATTGCGAGCAAGGTAGGAGTTATCATATTTTTGGATGCATTGGGAGTAAAACACCTTGGAAAAGAAAAATCAATTAATTTTATCAAAAAAAGAAATAAATTTCTTGATAAGGTTAAAAATATACGAGATAGAAGATTTGAAGAATTTAAGAGGGAACTTGGTGTCAATTTCCCAGAACCAGATATTGCTCTGTTTCAAGATTCAATCATAATTGGTTGGGAGGAACAAAAATCAGAGCAAGGATTGTATCCATTTTCCTTTTTCCAAGCCGCTGGCCAATGGCTTATAGATGCGATTACAGAAGCGATTGAGGACGGCCTTTTTTTCCGTGGTGCAATCTCTCAAGGAGAATATATAGTTAATATGTCCTCTCAAAATGTAACCATACTTGGTCCAGCAGTTGATGACGCGAGTGATTTTTTTGAAAAAGCTGATTGGATTGGTGTTATACAAACCCCAGATTGTGAGAGAAAATATCTTTCATATCTAAATACTACCGCCGAAAGAGAAAGCGTTAGATTGGGCAGGGTAATAAGTCTCAATGACGTTATTCAACACTACCGGTTCTTATTCTGGCGATATCCAGTTCCCCTGAGTGTAAAAAAGACAGAATTTTTTTCCTCGCAAAAAGATTCATTTTCCTTAAAAAAGGATTTTTTTGTTTCCTCTTGGCCGGTTATGGCATGTAAAAAAGAACCGGAGGTATCAATTTCAAATATTTTATTAGAAAAGTCCATTTCGGAAAAGCCCCAACACCAAACAAAATACTATAATTCTTATCAGTTTTTAGAATGGTACAGAAATAAATTCTGGGAAGGTCTTAAGAGACAACCGGGTGAATAGTTGATTTGATATGCCAACAAAAATTCAAAAAGCTATCACAAAAATTGTAATAGCCATATTAATTACCCTTGCTGCATTATGCTTATTATTTGTGGGTGTAATTGTTTATCCCCCGTTGCAACCATACTACCTCTTCTATTCCAACGCATTTGAAAATTTTATGGTACTCTTCCTTGGAGCTGTATTTGCGGGACTTGCTGGTGTTATAGCCGTTCTCCTTCAGAAGGAATCAGATCTTGAAACAGATAGAGTATTTTTCGCAAATGTGTTTCTTGAAGAACTCGAAAAACTCAAAGGATTTATTTCTGAAATTCATGAAAAAGGTATTAATTCCAAAGATTTTGTTAAAGGTCCGATTGAAAGCCTTTCGCCGTTCGATTGGGATTTGGAGATGGAATTGGTTGTATATTTACGTTCAAATAAATATTACATAATCAAAAAAGATTACTCTTTCATCGATAAAAAAAGTCCTTTTGAGTTATTTTATTCAAAAATTTACCTTTTGGAGAATCAAACACTAATTGATGATTTAAGAAAATTGGTTGTTCTGTTAGATTACGCAAATTCTGTTTTAACAGATTATTATGACCATTATGGTGATGACGATAGGACCCATGAGTTAGAATCCAGGAAAATTTATCATTTCCTTAAGCAACTTGAAGAAATTGAAGAAAAAATTAATAAAATTCTCTCCGAACAGGAACTTAAAAAAGTTTGAAACTTTCCTATTAACAACTTCGCAACCCAGACTTTTCTTTATATCGGTTTTCGGTAATGGGTTTCCATGTACGGGACTGCCCTCCTACTGACGGAAACCGGTGATATCGCCCTGACACCAACAGGGCAGATGACGATGATAACCGGCAGCGACAAGGTTGTCCAGGACCTGACCGTCCTGCTGAAATCCTCTGCAGGAACCTATCCGTTCAGTTCAGGCTGGGGGGTCAACTATTCCGCAATCGTAGCGGCGAACGGCAACAAGTCACTGATCCAGTCTATTATCGAGACGGCCCTGCAGCAGTACCCATATACAAAATCGGTGGATTCTGTGACCGTCTCATTTAACGCGAATAGGCAGCTCGCGATATCAGTCCAGATCACAACTTCGGAGAATGAACAAATCAGTGTAGGAATATCGACATGACAGACTACGGTGTCACGCCAAACGGGTTCGTGAAAAAAACCTACGACACGATCCTTTCCGAGATGAGCGAACAGGCAGTCACATCGTTCGGAGGTTCGATAGACCTCTCGCCGACCTCGGTGTTTTACCAGTTCCTCCAAACCATCGCGCTCGAGAGCGCAGCGGAATGGGAAACGCTCGAGGCGATGTATTACGCCGCATATACCAACACGGCCACCGGTGCAAACCTCGACGCTATTGTCGTGCAGTTCGGGTTCGTCCGCCTCCCGGCCACGACTGCCACGGGTTCAGTGACGTTCAGCTGCGCGATCGCACCAATCGTCAACATAACAATCCCGGCGGGAACTACGATATCAACAGTTTCCGGGCTCAGTTATACCACAGATACGGCAGTGACAATCCTGACCGGGCAAACATCAGTGTCCGTGACGGTTACCGCATCCCAGCCCGGGTACCTGTGGAATGTCAGCTCGAACGCCATTGTAGCGTTCAGCACCCCGGTTGCCGGTGTCGACTATGTTACTAATCCCAGTCCGACTACAGGAGGTACCAATCTGGAATCGGACGCTGCACTGAGAGTCCGGGTCGCCAACTACGCTCCCGGTGCGAGAGGGACATTGGTTGCAATCCAGAACGCGGTCATGGCAGTTCCCGGTGTCACGGCCTGTTTCATCAGCGAGGATACGGTCGGCCACACGATCACGGCGACGGTGAACGGAGGGCTTGCCGCTAATATTCTGGCAGCCTTGAATGCGACACGACCCTGCGGGATCGCTGCCAGTCTCGTCCTGCCGGTACCGCAGACCATTATCGTGACAGTCTCCGTGACCCGGTTGCCAGGATACCTGCAGCCGACAGTTCTGGCAAACATCCAGACCGCGCTCAGTACCTACTTCAGCGGCCTGCAGATCGCGTCATCCATCATCTACAGCTCAGTTGCCGCAGCGGTCATGCAGGCCCAGGGCGTCGCTGCTATCACGGCCCTCTCCATCACCGGGGATTCACAGACCATCTCGTCGTTCGGTTCGTCGATCATCCTGCTCAACAGCCAAGTTCCTGTTCCGGGAACGCATGTAATCACGGTGCAGTAATGTCACTCAGAACCCCTGTGATGGCATCCCGGCTGAGCTCCGCCTTTCCGGGTTCCCCGGGTTCGAACATCTACTGGATCCTCGATACGGTCGCAGCTGAGCTTGATGCAGTCGATTCGGCAGCAGATGGACTTCCGGCCAGTCAGTACATCTGCACTGCCACGGGTCAGAGCCTCAACAACATCGCTGCAGGATTCGGTCTTACCCGTTTAGCCGGGGAATCGGATCCGATGCTCGCTGCGAGACTGAACGCAACCCTGCTGCTGAAACGGTCCTGCGGTACAGTATCCGATATCCTGGCGGTCGTCACCTCAATTACCGGGGTGCCAGCGTCCAATGTCACCATCACCGAAACCCCGGCTGCGTTCTCCCTGCAGTTCTACGGCCAGATCCAGCAGCCGTTCTCCCTGGATACCCTGAACAGCTGCATTCTCCAGCAGAAGGCACAGGGCATCGCGTTCCTGGTCGCCCAGACATCATTCCTGCTGGACATGATGCCAACTGAGGCAGGCATGACCGCGTCGAGTTACTGGACCCGCTGCGCCACTCCCGGCGGCTGGGGCTGGAACTGGTGCTGTGAACCGTGGGGCGGGATGGTCATCGGAACGAACATGAAACTGACCTCAATGTCCGCTCTGCAGGCCGTGATGACCGGGAACGGGTGGGGAATGCAGTGGGGAGCGAACTGCTGGGGCGGTCTCTGTGCTGGCGTTAATATTCCGGCATTCGGAACGTGGACACCAGTACAATACCTGAGGAGCGACCCGGATGGATGGGGTAACAGCTGGGGCACGATGCCGTGGGGCGGACTCAACGCCGGGCTTGCGGTAGTCTGGCCGTTCTACCTCTCAGCATTCCTCACGTCAGATTCCGGAACGAAAGCGACCGGGGGAACAAGTCTCGTATCCCTGTTCTGCAGCCTCCCGACATACTGGACATCAAACGGATGGGGTCAATCGTGGGGATCCTCAAACCTGTGGGGCGGCCTGATCAGTGGCACGAAGATGTTGCTCACAACGATCACCGGTTTGGCTATGCCGCTCGTGCAGACAGCGAATGGGTGGGGACAAGTCTGGTGCGGACAGAATTATTGGGGCGGGTTGGTCGGTGGCACGAAGATGTCACTCACCCAGATAACAGCGATTATCCAGTCGTTCGGCTGGGGTCAGTCGTGGGGGGCAACATGGGGCATGTAACCCCCGACTTTTCTTCATAAGCGGAATCCCCGCCTATATCCTTATGAGAAAACCGCATTACCAGGCGAAACTCATGGTGGCGATCTATATCTCCACCCTCATTAGGCTGATATTCCCGGAACTGTCAAACCCGCCGCCTCCTGCATCCGCAGTCATCTCCGGAAGCGTGACCAACTCAAATGCAGCTCCCGACAATGTGGTTGTCGGCATCACCGTCTCCGCAGCGCTCGCAGGGACTCCAACCGTCAACGAAGTAACCACCGTGACTGACGCGAACGGGAACTTCACCCTGCCGGCACTCGCGAACGGAACCTACCTCGTCACCGCACTCTTCGCCAATGCAGACGGATCCACGCTCGGGGCATCCGAGACCGTGACCCTCGCAGGAGCGAATGTAACGGCGCCGGTTTTGGCACTGGTAAGAATATCAGCCTTCGACTTTTTTTTATAAGCGGATACCCCGCCTACAATGGTATGCAAACCGATCACAACACGGGATGCGGCATTGCTCTTGGGTTCAGGAGCGAGGTTGTACCGATAATCGCCGGAGAACCCCCGGTTCAAACAGGAGGTGACGCACCTGACCCAGTCACCCACTAACGGGATCGGACAGGACATCACCGACGCCGGGCTGGCGGCTCTCGCAGCGCTCTTTTGCGGGCAGCCCGGCAGTGCGCCGTTCCTCAATGTGGTTCTCGGAACCGGCGGCTCGCTTCCAATCAACGCGAACACCACCCTTGATGCTCAGGTTCTAAGTATGCCGGCGGCCATCACGGTTGTCGGCCCGCAGGTCACGCTCCAGATCCAGGTCAATCCCGGGGTCCTGAACTGCAACATCCAGGAGATGGGGATCACCAACGCGAATGGCGTCCTGTATTACCGTGAGACCCAGGCACCGATGACCCTCAGCGCAACGGTAGGCGGGATCTTCATCCTGCGGGGGACGTTCGGCAGGAACATCGTGACCTGTTAAGGAGGAAAACCATGGGAACTACTACACCAAACTTTCTGCTCTACATGCCGGCGGCCGGGGAAATGAACTGTGCGACACAGGTCAACGGCAACTTTTCCACCATTGATACGCAGTTAGAGGCTCACGCGGTTGCCATCACCGCGATTCCAGCGCAGATCGCAGCAGCGAACACGACGTCACTTATGACTATCACCGTTCGGTGCTGGAGGTAAGAACAATGGTTCACGACGCATTAGTAACCACAATGGGACGGATTCACCTACCGAACTCACTTTCGGGACCAATGCACGGTTTACCGTCCTACTACGGAACGGCAGTTCACCGTCACTACATGTTTGACCCGACAACCAACCTGATCACATGGACGCCGATGTCAATCGCATGGCAGGGTTCACAACGGGAAGATGTGTGTGAGTTTAACGGCTCATATTACCGGTCAGTCGGGGCTAACGGCAACTACCTCTATGCCTACCAGAGCGGCGTATGGACGAATATAGTTCTCACGAACCTGTCCTATTGCGGCCCGATGGTAGTTTATGGGGGCGTTCTGACGGCAGGGTCCGGGGCTGGCGGGTGGGTATACCAGTATACAGGAACTACATGGAACGCTTTGGGCTCTGCACCCACCGGTTACAGTCAGATCGTCCGTCTGGTTGTCATGGGCGGGTATCTCTATGCAGCCTGTAACAACGGCACCGTTTTCATGTGGCAGTCACCGAACTGGGTAAAGGTCGGCTCGACTATTGCAGAAGCGGCGATCTCCTGGATGGAACTGATCGGCGGCAACCTCTATATCACGACGCCAACCGGTAAGGTCTACCAGTGGAACACCACTACCTCGACGTGGGTAAGTCTCGGTATCCCCTGTTCCGGGCTTACTAACGTCCTGCACATCAGGGACAACGGATCCGGACTTGTCACTATGGCTTGTTGGGATAACGGGCAGGTCTGGCAGTATAACGGGACCGCATGGGTGCAGCTCGGAACCGCCGGGGTCACAATCATGGCGAACGGGGGTTACACGGAACCGCTGCCGGTAACGTTCTCGGGATCTCATCAGTTCAATGTCGTGGATCTCTGCGTGTTGAACGGCAACCTTTACGCCTATGTTCACGATAACGGCAGTTATGGGGTGGAATACCTCGTTTTGTGGAACCCAACCGGTGCAGTCTGGAAATCATACGCACGGTGGGCTCTCCCGTGGATCGATGTCCGGCAGGCAAACAACGGTTTCATGGTGATCGACAAACCTGCCGTTGGTGGCACGATTGCCATTATGCCGGATTACGGGGTGACTCTGCGGGTAACGGAAATCTTTGCGAGCAAGTGGAACTGTGCAGGCACTACCCCAACAGTCGGACACACCCCGATGGTATCAGCGTATACCGCCATGCAGGGAATAGGAACTGCTATACCCTTTGTAGCCGGGGCAGCCGGTACTGAGTCTGCATTCTGTCAGGGACTTTCCCGGGATTTCCTGCTCACTCATGAACACATCATGATCTTGACGAACGGGACCGGTATTATCGCACCTATTGGCTGTCACGGATTACAGCACGTAGGGGGACACCAAGCATGATCGGCGATTTAATTGAGATCTACGGAACGGGGCAGGTAATTTATCAGCCCCCGGCGGGTAAGTGCGTCATCTTCAAGAAGTTCCACGGGGCAACCGGGCCATGCCCTCAATACCCGTTTTACATCACCAACGGGGATTTCAAGTGTGTTCTCCGGTGCGGATTAGCTGCCAGCTCGGATTACGGGACGAACTTTGACAACGGTACCATGGAAGGTATCTCGAAAACCGAGTGGAAATTTTACTGCACCCGTAACGCCTACATGACGAGCAACGTAAACGAGAGTTTCTTCTTCATTCAAGGATTGAGCTTCAATGAATGGACCCCAACTTAACCCCTATAAACCCGGTGACTGGATGGGGATGATCCCCCAGCTCAAACGCAGCAAGGATCCGGTATTTATGCCGGAACGGAATGCGACGGCCGATCAAGTCGGAAAGGTTGTAAGTGCCGTGAATGTCCGCCGGGTCTGGAATGATCCGCAGACACAGGCAGATGAGGACAACAGCCAGAACGACCTTACCGAGAAGATCAATCTCGGGTATGCCAACGTGTGCATAGTCCGGTCTGACTCTGGCACACCGCACGGGATCAGGGCAACCGTTCCCCCGGATCATCCTCACGCACAGCCTCCGGCACCGGTCGAGGAGTCCGCACCGATCAAAGTAGATATGTCGGCAGCGGATAACCCAGCTCCCGATACCACGCCAGCCAAGAAGAAGGGCAAAACCACCTCTTAATTTCCCGACTTTTTTTTATAAGGCACTCAGTCGACCGACTGCTGGTGAATTGAAGTGTCTAACGCATTTAATCAGAACGGTGTTGTCCAGATTCTCGGGATCTACGGGGATTCAGCATATGCTCATCCCCCGGCACCCATGGCTTCGTTCGATGTGAACCAGGTTCCGGAGATGTTTTTCGATTACCTCCCGAAACAGAACGGCGAAGTAGTTTTCTGTGTGGAAATCGACGGTGTGGAACTCAAGGACTGTTCGGAACAGGGTACGAATGTCGAGATTGAAACTGACCCCAAGCAGATCGCGAGACGGGCTTTCCCCTTCTGGATTCCGCCTCAATACCGGACCGTCGGGAACCATGTTGTCACGGTCAAAGCCGGGCATGTCGAGACGTACCGGAACCTCCTGCTTCAGTCATGTGTGCGTCCCGTCTGGGATATCAGCCAGAATTTCACCCTGACGTTCACCGGCATTCCTGCGGATAACCGCAACTAAACCAATTTTTGAGGTTTTCTATGACGGATAATGCACAGCCGGCACCAGCAAAAACTTATTCTCTTCTCCCGACCACAAACGATCAACGGATGGCTTTTTTCTTCGGGTTGAAAGATGGCATGAAATTCTGGCAGATCCAGATGATACCCTACTCCAAGATCGATGATCTGGATACTTCCCCGGATATCAAAGCTGCCCTGAAAAATGAATACTGGTACTACACGCTCGGGGCTGATGTACTGCAATACGTGGTGGCGATGGGGGCGATCCTCTACATGGGAGTCACGAACGCCCCGGCTCTGATGACCATCGTAACCAAAGCGGCGGGGATCGGATGAGGTCAATCGTCCTCTCTGATGTTCACCTTGGGGCGACCTGCTCGAACGCCCCGGTTTTCGCGGCGTTCCTCAACTCCATCAAAGACGAGCATTTCAACCATGTGATCGTTATCGGGGATCTGGTCGATTTCTGGCGTACTGACAGTGCGAAGACCCTTGAGGGGAACATTGCGATCTTACGCGCACTCCGGGATCTCCATGCGGACCATTCCCATTACGTCATCGGCAATCACGACTATTCGATCCTCGGCATGGCGAGTAAGTACGGATGGAACCCGGTAGTTTCCAAGGGCCTTCATATCACTGAGGGAGGTCACAAATTCTACTTCACGCACGGATATGACATGGACGTTTTCTTGAACATGGAAAACTTACCTCTCGATGTTTACGAGGCATTCAGTGAGGCCATGTGCCACGCTGATAGTACGATCGGGGGAATCGCAAGCAACCTGTGGGATATTCTCTCTATCTCGGCCTCGGATATCCGGAAGGTCTGGAACATGCTGAAAAATCCCCATAAGCGAAAGAACCCGGATAGCCTTTACAAGTTCAGCACCTCCGGCGCTGCTCACTGGCTCTATGGGCTCGACCCGACAACCCGGCTGGTTTTCGGACACACTCACCGCCCGTTCATCAACAAGACGCACACCGTCGCAAATACCGGCTCCTGGTGTACCGATCCGGGCTGCTCGTTCACGAATACCTATGTGGATATCCGCGACGGAGAGATGGGCCTGAAACGGTATCTCGTCGAACGAAACTTGTAAAAAGAACATCAACGAATCTTCTGAATAGAATAACAACGATATTGATTTATGAGATAGATAGCTAGTAAGATAGAGAATTAATTAGCATTACGGTCGAATATGACGCTCAAAAATATTGCTATCGAAGGTTATAAATCAATAAAATCGCTCGATCTCGATCTTAACTCCCTTAACGTATTGATTGGTGCAAATGGTTCAGGAAAAACCAATTTCATTTCTATTTTCAAATTCCTTAATCAGCTAACTGAAGAAAATTTGAATCTCCATGTGAAAAAATCTGGAGGGGCCGATTCTTTCCTTTACTATGGCCAAAAAAATTCAAATCACCTAGAAATTACCTTGAATTTCGGCCAAAATCTCTATAAATGTTCCTTAATACCTACAGTGAGCGATTCTTTTCTTTTTGAGAATGAGAACGTTGCATTCCACAATAAGGAAAAATATCTTCAGCCATATTGGCTAACGTTAGGAACTGGACATCAAGAAACTTTGTTAAAAAGTAAGTTGTTAGACGTTAGCGAGATGAGAATAGCAAAATATGTTCTCGACTTTCTGAAAAGCTGGCGGGTATATCACTTCCATGATACAAGTGATACCGCACCAATGAAACGGCAGGGAGATCTTAACGATAATATTTATCTAAGACCAGATGCCGGTAACTTGGCAGCATATCTTTACCGTTTACAAAAAAAGAATCCTAATCACTATCAAAAAATTCGTGATACAATTCAGTTGGTTGCACCATTCTTTGATGATTTCATCCTTCGGCCAATGCCAGAAAATGAGAATAAGATCCAACTTGAATGGCACGAAAAAGGATCAGATTATCCTTTTCTAGCATATCATCTCTCCGATGGGACGTTACGGTTCATCTGCTTGACAACACTCTTACTTCAACCACATCTTCCATCGACAATTCTTATCGATGAACCTGAATTAGGGTTGCATCCATATGCGATAAACATATTAGCATCACTGATTAAGAGCGCTTCAACTAGAACCCAACTAATAATCTCAACACAATCAGTACCACTCGTTAACCAGTTTAATCTCGAAGATTTATTAGTTGTTAATCGAAAAAACCAAGCAACCGTCATAGAACGTCTCAAACCCGAAGAATTCGAATCCTGGCTTGTCGATTATTCAGTTGGCGAACTTTGGGAGAAGAATGTTATCGGGGGGAGACCCTCCCGATGAATACTGATACGCGAATAAACGTGGTTACTGAAGGTCCAACTGAAGAGACCTTCGTTAATGCCGTTCTTGTCGATCATCTTCAACAGTTCAGGATTTTTGATGTTCGTGCTCATAGTATCACCACCGGATATACTAAGGGACGTCCGCATAGAGGGGGATTTTTACGATATGATCATTTAGAGCGGGATATCCTCAATTGGCTCCGACAAGATCCGAGAGCAGTTGTTACAACAATGGTTGATTTGTATGGATTACCTTCAGATTTTCCAAACAAGGAGATGTTTATCCACGAGCCAAATCCTTTTACAAAAGTGGAAAAAGCGGAAACTGAATTTGCCAATAAAATTAATAACCCCAGATTTGTCCCTTATATCCAGCTTCACGAATTTGAAGGGATATTGTTCAGTGACGTTCAACAAATTCATCAATCTATGATTCCATCCGGCAGCTCACACGCAGATTTACGAAAGTTACAAACAATTCGTGCAGAGTTTCACACACCAGAAGAAATTAATGATAATCCACAGACCGCTCCTTCAAAAAGGATATTGGGAATTTATCCATCATTTCAAAAACCCACTGATGGAATAATTATTGCAAAAAGAATTGGAATCAATGCAATTAGAAGAGAATGCTCTCATTTTAACAAATGGTTATTGCAATTAGAATCACTTTCCCAATAACTCTCGATAAGAATAGTTTTTCTAAATAAAGATTTTTGAAAATTGGGAGATGTTGTATTCTTATTTTTCTCAAGCCATCGCACTTCGGAAGTCATATCTCACAACCCCATTATCAAGGCACGAATCCACTTCGAGAACTTTCCTGTATATCTGAATATAATCGGGGTTTAATTCACACCCGATACTTGAGCGGTTAAGATCTCTGGCGACCTTTGCCGTAGTGCCTGAACCCATGAATGGATCGAGCACGATGCACGGCACCGGATCCCCGGCTCCACAACTGCAGTTTGGCTTCCATCCTTTGAACTCCCGATGGTATCCTTTCGTTGGCATCCCACCGACTTGACCGGTCACATCGTCGTTTTCATGCGGATGCCAGGATTTCCCTATCGTCCCTCCCGAGCATTCAATAATTCGAACATATGGGGCTCCGCACTTCGGGCAGCATCCGTACTCTGAGGTGCCGGCACTGATACACCGTTTCGGGATCTCCTCCGGAAACGTTGCGAAATGGGCTTCAGGTCGTGCCTTTGTGTTGATCTTCCATACCGTTCGTGCATTCCTTGTTTTACCATCACAGAGTGGCTTTCCATCTGCCCTTGTATTGCCCGAATGACCTTTGAGGTTGTTACTTTCCTGTGCCATTTTGTTTTTGTACCGCTCATTGAACCCGGTGTAGGTAGCGTTACCGGTTTGATCTTGTTTCTTGAACTGAGCAGGTGCGTTCTTATGCCGGCATAATTTCCCATTATACCGTCGCATTCGGTGGATCCCCTGAGGCCGTTTTTCACGGGTTACTGCCGGCTCCCGGATCGCATTGGCGTCATAGAAATATTTCGGGCTTTTGGTGAGCAGGAAGATATATTCATGGCTTGAGGTTGGTCGGTCCTTCACGGAAGCGGGCATGGGGTTTGGCTTGTGCCAAATTATGTCGGACCGGAGATACCAACCATCAGCACGAAGCGCGAGTGCCACGAGCCATGGGATCCCGAGCAGGTCTTTTGGCTTGATTCTGAATTTACCTCCACGAATACCTTTCCGGTTCTGATATCGTGTACTATTCCTTGTGTGAAGATCCTGATGATCGGGATGCGTTTCTTTGTATTTCTCGATATAGACGCCGTTCGATGCGTAGGAATCCCCGAGATTGAGGAAAAGGGTGCCATCAATCCTGAGAACTCGTTTTACCTCCTGAAAAACTTCCACAATCTTTTCTACATAATCTTCCGGAGTCCCTTCCAAGCCAATCTGGCCTTCTACACCGTAATTCCGGAGCCCAAAATAAGGCGGGCTTGTCACTACGCAATGCACTGAGTTGTCTGGCAGCGTTTTTAAACAATCAATGACATCGCCTTCGATAACCGTGTGACTGGTCACACGACCCTCCGGACGGCATCCGGCCTGGGCATACCATCTCTTGCGAAAAAATGGTGGATCCCCCGCTCTTCAGCAAACCGGAATTCCTGAGATGCACCTTTGCTCGATGCCCATCCTTCGAGTAACAGGATTGCATCGCTTTTTGCGAGGAAAGCGAGATCTTTGCCTATCCAGTCATCATAACTGAAATCCGCATGCACATGAAATCCGGCAAAATTCTTGTGCGGGATATACGCGGCCCACCCGAGTCGGCAACACTCAAGGCCGGTCTGTTCAGCCCGGGTGATGTTTGCCTGAATACCGGCGTCATCAGCAGCTGTGTACGGCCCGGCAATGTAAATCAAAGGAGGGAAGTCATATACTCGCTCATACAGGAAAATGCGGTCCCGCTGAGTAGCGAGATCCGATAGCCGGATATAGTATCTCCGGTGACCCCCGAAGACCTGCACCCGGCAGTATCCCTGATCCTCGGGTTCGATCGTATCCCAGGTCTTTTCCCGGGTGCGTAACAGGAGTTCTTTGGAGGTCTTCACGTACCGGCTGTTCATGCTATCGCCCTTTTGATATGCCATCTCGGATCGAACTGGCTTACGGGGATTCGTATATACGCTTCCTCCCCTTTGTCAAAGACCTCTATCGTTTCTTCGGGCTTTTTCGATTCGGCGACCATTTCGAGGGTTTTTTGTTCCTCGGTTTTCAAGCGTATATACATTTCAAGTTCCTTGATATTCTTCGATTCAAGTTCTTTGAAATCCTGAAGAAGTTCAGGAGTAAGTCGGTGATCGTTGTCGGCAATCCGCATCCGTATATAAAACTGAATGCCGGCTGCCAGGGCATCCGCAAACTCGATATTGAGAGCTTTTGCAATCTTATGGAGTTTCCTTTCAAGGGAGACCGCAGTCGTGCACCTATCCTGATACTTCTGATGGGCTGGCAATCAGACCAACCCCGTAATTTCCTGTAGAACCGGAAAAAAGAGGCTTAACGCTGAAGCAAATATAACATATATACATATATATATTATATACGGTTCCCGGTAGCTAGTAGTAGTAGGGGGATCCGAACACATCATTGCATCCTCTCTTCGGCGGTCCAGATCAGGGTGCGGAACGTCTCATTGACTGATTTATTCTCGATCTTTCCCTCGGCCTTCATCTGAACCATCACGGTTGCCAGGGCAGCTTGCTCTTTTGGAGTCCAGTTGCCTTTTACGGCTGTCGTGATCAACGCATCTGCCTCGGCATCGGTCTTTTTCTCATGCATGATAACCAGGGGCGGTTGTTCGTGCAGGTGCATGCCATGAGGCTCGATGTGGTTCCCGGTCACGAATCCATGTGCAGGCGCTTTGTCGTGTTTCAGCTCCTCCTCAATCGATGTATTCTCTGGCAATGGTGGAGGCACCACCTCAATGGTTTGTGTGACCAGTAACTCAGAACCCTCTCTCTTTTTCACTACTTCCGATAACGGCTCCTGAGGCGGGGCACTCGATACCGGCATTGACCCTGGCTGCGGGGTGAACTTGTCATGGTTCGGATGGTCTTTTGGTGGTTGCGTGAAGGGTTTTTTACCCTCTTTTTTGTAATCTTCCGTGTATTCAAGACGGACTTCTTTGAGAGCCTGATCAATTATTTTTTTAATTTCCGCCTCTGTTAATCGATGATTTTTGAGAAATTTACCTGTTACGGGGAGCTTTCCAGATTCTAACGATTTTTGCGCGGACGATAGGGCTTTTTCTCGAACATTCTCGTCTTTTACGCGAATCAGAGCGATTATTGCCCTCGTTGAGCAATCCGAGAAATCGGAATGACTCGCGCAAAATTTCGCAGCTTGCTTAACTTCTGAGACGGTTTTTTCATCGAGACCGCATTCTTTAGCTGCCTCGTCGATGTGCTCCCGACACCATTGGGACCTCAATCAGATCCCTCTTTGAAGGTGAACAGGTTTCGGAGGCCCCTGTTGAGGAGTTTAACCATCCCCGCTGCCCAGATTTTACTTCCACCCGTATTATGGAAATATTGGGCTTCTTTTGCGGCCTTGGTTAAACGTGTTGCTCCGATAGTTTGGATCCGGTGTCTCAGTCTCGGATCAGTGAGATCGACGGTGAGGTTCGATCCCAGATAAAAAAGACCGGCCACCAGCATTTCAGGGATCGGGATCTCCTGGCAGATGTCAGCGACAAGTTCCATCGTTTGTTCAAAACGAGTCGAACTTGTCTTTGCCATATGATAACAGAATCCAACTGCGGAAAATGAGAGCGGGCTCTTTGCGCCTTTAACGAGACGAATATTGTGTTGCTTTAACACCCTGTCGATATAGAGAGAATCCGGATCAAGTGCAACCAGCCCGGCATTAAATTTATAGAGGATACTGACGGGCTTTCTGTTAATATTTGCATTAATGAACGCCCGGGCTTCTTCCTCTATGGAATCAAAATGATAAACTTCGCAGGGAACTGTTGTGATATCTGACCGGCTCAAGGTAGCAGTCCACCGGTGAGATCCATCAAAGATATACAGACCTTTATCCTGTCTTTCGGCGACACCGATCCTCCCAAACGCGGTCCAGTCAAAATGAGCCTGAATTTCCTGGACTTTTGGAATAGATACCGGTCTCTGGTAGTGCTCGTAATCAACTTTTAATTGTTCCTTTGGGATATTGCGAGGTTTCCCAAGTTTCCCATTAATTTCTCCCCATCCGAATTGTTGAATTTTGTCGAGTTTTACTCCGTGAGGTGTTGAAACATAATCCTTCATTGGCATATCATCCGTCCTTTTTTTGACACCGATCATCTCCTTGTTTTCCTCTATGGTACCGGACTTTTGGTTCACGAGATACGTATCCAGTGAATCCGAATCGACCATCGCTCCTAACGAAGTCTCGACTGGCTTGATATACCCCATCCCAACAAGGTCGTAAACACGGGCTATCGGTATCTTTGACCGTGCTGCTGCCTCCGGAAAAGAGATCGCGGTCACGAACCCACCCCCGCTACGGCATCGATAAGCGCCTGAGCGTCTTTCTTCGCACGCCCGACAGCGATATCCATCACCCGGTTGAATTCATCCTCGTCAAAGGTCTGATCCGGTTGGAGCACCAGCACCCGGACCGTTTCGCAGCATTCCTTGTAGCAGTCAACATAGACGTCAAGATGTTCATTTTTGTTAACGTTGTTAACATCCTTGACATCCTTTGGGGGAGCTGCTTCTATCAAAACGATGGCAATCAATCGTTCACCGTCGTACTCGATCCTGACATTGTCACCCGCTTTGAACCTCGAAAGGGCCGGATCCTGGTTGGGAGTCCACGCGAGTATGTCGCCACCTTTGATAGCAATTTTGCGTTTCTCGCGATTGAACGAGATGATCCTTCCCTCGAAAACATTGATGTTATCAAGAGTCGTTCCTTTTCTGGCAGACTTCCCCTCGTTCGCTTGCAGGCACTGAGCGGGACTGCCACCTTCAGATGTTTTAGTTTCCATTCCACCCTCCGTTTTTCCTGATGACCACAACTTTACCGGTAGCTTTCATTTTCTCGATCCAATCCCTGTCTTCCGGGCGTCGGGCGAGGAAATCCGCGATAGTCCTCTCGTGAACCGTCAGGGCTTCTGTCATGCCGTACTCTCCATTGCACCACGCAGGATGTGCCGCACATAATCGGAACGGTCGTGAAATTCGCTCCTCTCTCGCCAGGTTTTGTCGATCTTGGTGAGCAGCCCTTTTGGGAGCTTCACCGTCATAGGTACAAGTTCCTGTCTCATTTTCCTCCAATTGGATTATTGTAATTCAATTGGCTTACGAAATCTTATTAAACATATAGTAATCTTATAGTAATACGGTATTACAGATGCGTGAAAAGAAGCGGCAAAATGAGAAGTCCATCACCGTGAAGATGGATGCATCTTTGGCCGAGAAAATTGATAACAAACGGTGGGAAAAAAAGACCGACCGCACCACCCAGGTGGTAAATGCTTGTGAGTTTTACGTTTCGGCGATAACCTGTCCAAAGTGTGGAACGCTGAACGATCAGAAGGCAAATTATTGTTCCGTGTGCCTGGAACCGCTCAGCGAAACAGCAATCGGGAAAGAAAAAATGCGGGAGATCCTGGATTCCATCGTTACAAACGATCCCCGGTACCAGAAGGTGCTGAAGTACGTTGAGAACCTGGCAAAGTCGCCACAACGATAATTCCCCCCTCCTGGACTAACACCCGTGCAAAACCCCCTTTTATTGGATCTTTTTTACAGTAATCTTCGAAAAATTCTCTTTCAATTTCAGTGACAGGGTGTTCGTTTTTATCTGCAATCAGCTACACTCACCCGCATGACACTGATTGCCAGAAAGGATATTATCTGAGCCGTGGGGTGTGAAAGTAAAAAATGGATGAAGGCAGAATTGTCATCACTTTTTATTGTTCAGCCTCATCTCCAGGAGCGCTGTCAATTCTCTCTGTTTCTGGAGCTCCTCTTCCATTGTCTGGATCTTGGCTGCCTGCTCTTTCCGTATCTCTATCTCCCGGTCAGTTGTCCGGTGCTCGGGCCGGGTGATATACAGGACACGTTCCCCTTCGTGGAACATCTTCCGCGCATCTTCATCAGAGATCCGTACATAAGAGGACGTCAGGTATCCGGAATGGCCGAGGATCTTCTCAACCAGGTCAAGCCCCATCGTCTTGACTGCGTGGGTTCGGAAATACTTCCTGCACGAATGAATCGTATTCTTGTCGTGATATTTTCCCTCCTCGCCGTCAACCTTCTGGTACAGGTTTGAAAATACCCTCCAGATGGTCTTCGGAGAGCATGCGAAGAGGCGCTGATCGTTGTCGGGCCGGATCAATCCCCACGGGGTTTTTTGGAACCGTTTGATATATTCATCCCGTTGTTTCAGCCATAGATCGACATATTCCTGCGCTTCTGCTGTGAGGTAGACGTAGCCCCCTCTTCCCCCTTTCACGTTCTCAGGGCGGATACGGATGGTGTCGCCCTTTAAATCGGATAAGAGGATTCCTGCCAGCGTGCTGTTTCGTGCACCTGTGGAAATCGCAGTAGAGAGAATCGCCTTCCCATGCGTATCGGCGATGTCCATCATGCGTTTCAGGGTTTCGAATTCCAGCGGTTTGTCATCCGCTTCTTCGTAACTCCTTGCTTTGATCACATTCAGTTCCAATGGTTTGATAGGGACCTCGTTGATCTCATAATACCGATGCAGGATACTGAGATGCATGGCAGATGTTCGACTGCTCCCCTTATTGCGCGAGACAGCGTATTTTATGAGATTTTGGGGAGTAAGGTGATTATGCAAATCTTCGACGGGAATATCAAGGCATTTGCTAAAATAGCCAAAGACAGCCGAGTAAAGGATGATAGTATTCCTCGACCGCTTGGCCATCTTGAGCATCTCCAGATATTCCGTAACAGTGTACAT